TGATTCACTTTGGTATTCCGAAGTAATATCTAAATATAAAAACTGTTCTTCAAAGTAATCTGATTTATCTATCCAAGGTCTATGAGGTTTTTTCATTGTATAGCTTCCTTTTAGACCTAGGTATAAGCTATTTAGTCTTTGTTGCCCATCAATAACAGCAAAAAAATCATCATCGGAAGCTGTTTTATTAATCATTTCATTTTCAACTTCAAATCTTTGTTTATACTTTCTCAAAAAAGAATAATAGTTATAATTATTTTTTATTTGAGGAGAATTTATTTCCCACAACATCAATGAATTAAAAGGGTAATCTCTCATAATACTGTCGAAAAGTAGTTCAATTTGATTTTTTCCCCAAACGAAACGTCGTTGAATACCTGGCAAAACATATTTATTTTCATCAATTTTATCAATAGCTTCTTTAATGGTTATAGGAGCTTGAAAACCCTTTGGCATTTTAACATCCCCTTAAATATTATTTTATACTATTATATCATTAATCAAATTAAAAAACTGCAACTTACTAGTTACAGTTACTCACAAATTCACTTCTGTGCCTTCAAGAAATTTAACACTAATCTCGCCTTTTTCTGAAATTGTGATACTATGTAAAATTCGGCACATTTCAACCCCATTAAAATCCCATTTATTTCTAGAAACTATTTCTCTAAGTCGATCACTATAATACTGTTTTAAACTGCTATCAGTTTCCATAAGTTTGTTCCATTTACTTTGAAGAAGTTCTCTATTTTCCTTAAGAATACTTACAGCCATCATAACAGCTTTCTCGAGCATTTCCTCATCGATATGATTGTTTAAACATCCAATCTGTCCTTTGATCCTATATCGATTATTACACTGCCAAACCTTACGTTTACCTCGACTTGTAGTCCAATTTTTCCTACCAAATGCTGAACCACATTCGGCACAAAATACTTTTGTTGTAAAGGGATTGTTTTCTTTCTGCATGATATAAAATTGGAGCTTATGTTGTTCTCTAAATTTCTTTCTTCTTGCTATTTCTAACTGAACAATCTCCCACTTCTCTCTATCTAAGATTGGTTCATGATTGTTCTCGATATAGTATTGATTAACTTGTCCATCATTATCAATTCTTTTCTTCGTCAGGAAATCAACGGTATAGGTTTTCTGAAGCAAAGCATCACCCTTGTATTTTTCATTTTGAAGCATTTTCCATATAGCACTTGGGCACCACTTTGCTTTACCTGTGCAACCTGGTATTTCCAGTTCTCTTAACTCTTTGGAAATAAATTCTGGACTGTATCCTTCTAGAAATCTATCAAATATATACCTTACGACATTAGCTTGTTCATGGTTTATAATGAGATTTCCTTTTTCATCTTTGTCATATCCCATAAAGTTTGTAGTGTTTACTTGAACTACACCACGCTCAAATTTCTTACGAATTCCCCAAGTTGAGTTTTCTGAAATGGATCTCGATTCATCCTGTGCGAGTGACGATAGAATGGTAAGTAGTACTTCTCCTTTTGAATCTAGACTATCAATATTCTCTTTTTCAAACGTTACTCCAATACCTAGTTCTTTCAGTTCTCTTACATATTTGATGCAGTCCAATGTATTTCTGGCAAATCTACTAATAGATTTAACTAAAATTCTATCCACCTTACCATCTCTACAATCTTGTATTAGTCGGTTGAAAGCATCACGTTTTTTTGTATTAGTTGCGGAGATTCCTTCATCTGCATAGATGTCTACTAACTCATAATCTTCATGTTTTAAGATGTATTCACGGTAATAATTGACCTGATTCTCATAACTTGATAGCTGCTCGTCTTGGTCTGTAGACACTCGACAATAAGCGGCTACTCTGATTTTTTTCTGAATTTGAGATATGACTGTTTGATGTACCTTTTTGGCCGGTATAACTGTAATGTTTTTCTCCATCTTCAATCCTTTCTAACACAATTACTGGTGAACTTAGTTTCCAATCTTCAATATCCCTTTCAGGGACTCTCATACCTTTACAGGAATTTTTTCCTTCTTTGATATATTTGGAACAACACCAAACAATCTTTTTCTTATAAGATACCTGTCTTTTTAATGTTGAACCACAATATTGGCATTTTAACATTCTAGAAAATTTATAGGTTTTATTTGTACCTTGGATCCGAGAACGGCTTTTCATTTTTACCTGAACCTTCTCCCATATTTCCTTAGATACAATTCCTTCATGATTATCTTCAATATAGTATTGTTCAACCTGCCCTTGATTTAATTTCTTTGGACCGTTTACACCGTCATGAAAGTATTTTTGAAGTAGTAAAGAGCCTTTGTATTTTTCGTTTTTTAAGATATTACGAATTGTACTGTCATACCATTTCTTACCTGTTACAGTTGAAACCTTGCCCTCATTAAGTTTTTTAGCAATCCTATGTGTACCCATTCCTTCTAAATAACTATAAAAGATGGTTCTTACTATTTGCGCTTCTGCTTTGTTTATAACAAGTTCACCTTTTTCGTTTAAATCATACCCTAAAAACCGTTTAGCATTAATGAGTAATTCTCCCTTCTGGAACTTTCTACGAAAACTCCATCGTTGGTTTCCGCTCATGCTTTGTAACTCTTCCTCAGCCAAACTTGCCAACACAGTCAAGACAACCTCACCTTCATTTGATAAAGTGTGGATATTCTGCTCTTCAAAAAAGATATCAATACCAAGAGTTTTTAATTCTCGACTTATTTCAAGAACATTGATGAGATCTCTTGCAAACCTTGATATTGACTTAGTATGGATAACATCAATTTGTCCTTTTCTACAAGCATCTAACATAGTTTGAAAAGCAGGTCTATCATACTTTGAACCCGAAATCCCTTTGTCACAAAAAACACCCAAAAACTCAACATCATCACGTTTAGCATACAACTTTTCAAAATAGACTTTTTGATTCTCTAGCGAATCAAGTTGACTTCCGTTGGTTGTAGAAACTCGAACATATGCACAAATTCTCTTTTTTCTTTTGTTATTCTTTGCTTCAATTTTTCTTATATTCATTTTTCCTCCTACAAGAAGTTGTTACACACTATATATCCCTCTAAACACTATATTAGTCAAGTAATCAGCAACCCTGTTCTTTAATAAAATGTCTTTATATTCCTCTTACCTTAATAGGTAATTTCAAGATAGTTTTTTCCGGTTTTAAGAAAAAAAATCAAAAAGAAAAAGCCTGATGTATTTCACCAGGCTTAGATTTTTTATTTGAAATTTAATCGCAATATGTTATAATAAACATAGAAAAAGGAGCTGAGCTACCAACTCAACTCCAACGTAGAACCGTTAAAAAGACGGTAGCTCGTATAACAGATTTAATCCGTCCTACTCGCTCAAAAGTGGGGACGGATTATTTTTTGTCCTTGTCTTTGAAGATTTTATAGCACAAGCCAATCAAAGTAATGGTAAAGCTACCAAAACCAAGTATTGTCTGTACAACTTCAAATGCGGTCAAAAGAGTGCCCCTCCTTTCCGTCAGATTTTGATGAACTGCCCATAGGCATCACCTCTCTTTCGGTATAAGGAGCCACCGTCTTCACTTTTCTACAATAGATATTATACCACATGAGCCACCAACTTCGGTGGTTTATTTTTTTAAAGATTTATTTTAATAGCAGCATTTGCAAACTCTTAATTAGTAGTAATCAAACCATCAGGTTCAATCGTAAATTCTGGTTTTACTGATAGCGAACCATCGGCCTTGAGATAATACCAGCCATTTCCTGATTTAATAAATTGCTTAGATTTCATATCTCCATCTTTTTCATCTAAGTAATACCAAGTTTCACGATATTTTACCCAACCTTTAGCCATTCTACCATCCGACTTAAAATAGTACCAACGATGATCGATATGCATCCAACCAGTAACCATGGCACCACGCTTATCTAAATAAAACCAATCCTTGCCATCATTGAACCATTTATTGATGAAACAGTAGCCTCTATTATCAAAGTAGAACCATTCTCCTTTGATATTTTTCCATTGAGATTTTGGATAAGAGCCATCTGATTCTTCCCACCACCAGCCAACTTCGTTTCGTTTCCAGTTTCCTTCAGTTAGACCAGATTCAATATCTTTCTTAAACTGTTCTCTACTAATGCCCCATTTTGCAAGGTATGGATAGGGATCTACATGATCACTTCCATTATTTGGTTGGTTGTAAGTACAAAATTGATGAGTTTTAATCCCAGCAAGACTACTAGAATCTAGAGTTTTAGGGATTCCAGCCTCGTCAGCTAACTCACGTAATAGCTTGACATAAAGTCGATAATCTCTCATGAATTCTTCTTTAGATTCATGACTTTCTATCAGTTCAACTTGAGCGTAACCTTCAACATTCCATCCGCCACCAACATCATAGGCACCTCGGTCGACTAACCATGTTTGCATGATACGACCATTCCCTACCACATGAGAGAAGAATCCTGACTCAACTGGACGACGCATATGGTAATCCGCTTCATTTTGTGCCGTAGAGTTAGGATTTCCTGTTGAGTGAGCATGAACCTGTCGATAGGGTTGTTCCCCAATTTGAGGAAGATTTGTTCGTAATCTACTTTTATCAATTTCCATGATTATCCTCCTTATCATCGTTAGACTTTTCTTCAGTTAGATGTTCAAAAGCTTTTAAAATTGGTTTAAAAAGCAAAATATTCCCTTTTACTTTTTGATAGTTCTCAATTAGTGATTGGAAAGTAAAAACTAGGTATCCGATATAAATCGAATACAGAAACATAAATCCAGTTTTTTCAGGTAACAAAACAGACATCGGAATCAATAACAGTAACATAAAAATCCCTAAGACTTTACGAATTAATCCATTGATTCCAATTCTACTCTTATACTCAACATCAGGATTTACAATGGCAGCAAATGTTCCTGATGCAAAATCAACAATTTCCATGATGACAATCAACGCTAACGCATACAAAATAAGCCCATCTTCTGTTTCGATGAGCTTTCTTAAAAAATTAAACAATTCAATATCCATTTTTAATACTCCCTATTCTTCTTTTTTATTTGACTCGATTTCAGCTAGAACAGCATCTTCTAATTCATATCGTTTATCACGGAACAATTTTTCTTGGTTTCTCATTTCGAGACGATGCTCCGCATAGAGCTCTGAATGATAGAGAAACTCAGATACTGTAGAAACACCATGTTCATCGACATCAACAGTATACTGCTTAACTACTTCATCCCCAATCTTCAAATTTCCAACCAAACGTGTTGTTTTAGTAATTTCTAATGCCATTAACTTTCTCCTTTCTCTCTTTTAGTTTTTACTTCCTCAAATAAATCCTTGAGGTCTGAGTCATAATCTAATACATCTTTCATCAACTGTAGTTCACTCGCAGCAACTAAGTATAACGCCTCATTTTGTGCTGCTTGCCCTTCAGCTTGTGCTAGTTTCTTAGTCAATGATTCAATTGCTAATTGATGGATTAAATCTGTGTTCATCTTCTAACATCTCCAATCGTTTATTTAATTTTCGAATATCAAGTATTAACTCTTGAATTCCTTTTAAAGCGATATTCGTTAATCTTGTATTATCAAGATTCAGAAAACCACCATTTTCATACACCAGTGACGAATCAATTTGTTGAACATCTTGAGCGATGAGTCCAATTTTGGTATGAGCCTTTTGAATCCGATTCCCTATTTTCTTCCAGTCATATTCTTTAAATTGAAATCTTTTGATAAAATCAAGTGCTTTATAGTTAGATAAGCCTATATTCTCTTTTAAGTTTTTATCAGAAAAATGTTGGTTAACAATTTGCCATAAGCTATAAGCATTTCCGTTATATGAGTAGTAAATATCATTTCCTGATCCACCAAAGTCTAGAGATACATTATTAGAATTCCAATAACTAATAGTTCCTGTAGTTGAGCCATTAATGCTGCTTTTGCCGTACTTCAACCAGCCAATTCCTTTTGCCTTAATGTATCCTTCGACCGTCAATAGAAAATCATCACTATCACTTGCAGTGTTTCCAGTAGTAAAATCTGAATCTTTGTAAATAAATAAGCCGTAAGGAACATTGTCCCCTCGGCCATAAGAACCTATAAATTGTACACCTAAACCATCTTTAGAATTAAACTGACGAGGAACATTAATCTGTAATCCACCGTTGATAGCGTCAAATGAACCATAAGCACCTAACTTAATTCTTGTTTCTCCAGTTAATAATCCACCAGAAATTGTGGTTCCAGTTATTGTGCCACCCTGAATTCTATCACCACTTAGTAAGCCTGACTTTATTTGACTAGCATCAATCCTAACACTTTGTACACTATTGATAAAAGCATTCTTTGCAAACAGCTGTCGTAAATAAGCTTCATTTGCAACTAACTTATTAAAAAACGCTTGATCCACGACAATTTTATCTGCAGTTACTGAATTTGATGCTAATACCATAGTAGTTACAGACCCAGATTCAAAGTTTGATGTCTTTAATTTGTCAATCATTCCTGATTTAATGACTGCTCTATCAATTAAAGTATCTCCAGTGATATGAGTTGCCTTGCCAATAATTCGATTGATTCCATTTGCACCTAAATTAATCCCTGAAATTAAAGATCCAGCATTAGTTAAATTTTGAATCGAATAGGAACCTTGATGTTGCTGAACAAGACTTTCTGTTGCAATTTGTTGAAAAGATGTACTATCTACAAAGTTATTAGGTGGCTGACTACCTCGAACAATTGAAATTTGGCCAACTGCCACAGTGCCATTCTTTTCTACCCAAATATGAAGCCCAAAATCATCTGTTTTTGTCACGGTTTTATTTATCGTAAAAGTTCCTGTAAAAATTTGAGCTGCGCCCGTTCTAGTCGGACTGATGGTGAAACCTCCTATTGAGTTACCTGATTTGATTTCAAAACCAACTTTTCCATCAGGTACCACATCTATCCATAAATTGACCCTATAAGAAAGTTTCTCACCAGCAACAAATTTTTGACTATGAAGAGGCATTTGGAAACCACGCCAACCATTTGTTGTCCTACCACTTTGTGCAATTCTTAGCAGCTTGTATTCATTAGTTCCAGTCATAACTAAATTCGAATTCGGTTCACGTTCTCTATATTTACTAAAATTGGTTGGATCGTATACTAAGTTTTGGGTATCAATTAAATCACTGACTCTTGTAATCAGTCCTTCGGATGTTTGTAAAACCTGACTAATTGATTTACCTTGTTCACTAATAGTTCTTGTATGACTATCTAGAGTATCTTTTACCTCGTTAAAGGCTGTTACAGTTGTTAAATCTTCGATAGGTTTAGTCCAATAATTTGGAAAGATATCTCCAGTAGTAATCATTAAAGCTCTCCAATGAAACTTACCTGAACTTGCTCCATCAATACGAAATTGTAATTCAAAGTTTTTAAAATTATTGAACATCTCATCTGTTACGATTCGAGAAATTTTAATAAGATGGTAGTTTGTACCAGTTTTTAATGTAGTAGACCAAGAGGTATGAAAGGGATTAGAATGAACACTCCATACAGCACTATTATCTGATTTTTTATAGCCTGGACCTTGTAAAATAATTCTAGGAGTAACAGTTGAATCTAAAACAACATTATCAACAGAAATATAAACAAATAGATTGATTTTTGTCCCTGAATAAATGCCAGTCGAATCACCATAAGGAATTTTTCCTAATGTTTGAATCCAATTGAGTTTCGAGTTTATTTCTTTGTATGAAGTCCAACTATCACTGGAACCAGATGCTAAGTTTCGATGAGAAACACTAGTTGGTATTAAAGCTTTAGTTTCACTAATAGTCCGAGTGAAACTATTAGACGTTTCTCTAACTAAGTTTTGCACGCTAGAGTTCGTTACATAACCTCTATCTAAAATATTTTTATCAACATCTGATTTAGTTTGAAATCCTTTTAAATTGATTACAGATTCTACCTGACTACTGGTCAATCGTTTAGCTATTTCACCTGCTTGGATTCTAATCGTTGTTTCAGTACTAGCAAGTCGGTTTGTCGTTTGATTAAAATCAGTTTGAGATACTTTACTCTTAATAGCATCGGCAGCAACTTGTAAATCAGCTTTAGTTTTAGAGATTGCTAATGCATTCTCTGATATTCTTTGGAGTGCTTCACTAGTTGTTTGTTTAATATTTTCTACATAGGTCTTTTCAGCTTTTAGATTTATTTTATCCTTGGCTTGTGATATTTCCGTTCGTTGTTGCTCTACGGTATTTTTGATAGCATCAAAGTCTGTCTTTGAAACCTTGTTAGTAATAACCCCCTTAAGCTTATCAATTGAGGATTCTACTGTCGTAATTTGATTCAATAAGCTATTCTTGCTGAGTTCAACTAAACGATTTGCTTCTGCAATAGCTTCTATTTTATAATTTAAGGTATCTGTTAACACTGTATTAGTAGTCTCTTTAACTTCTCTACTAACATCTAAGGCATGATTCGCTAAATCTCTACTACTATTTGCTTTAGTCAACACATCATTGTATCTATCTTCGTTTAGTGCTTCATTAGACAGAACTTTTGAATCAACATCAGCAATCTTTCCTTCAATCACTTGACGAATACCATCTGCGTAGACTTCTGCACTAGCTTTGACTTTTTCAATATCATCAAGGATTGATTCTTTTTGTTTAGTGAATACGGCATCAAAGGCTGTGTTCGCATTTCTCAAAGCTTTTTCAATTGCGACTTCTTGTAATGTGAAACCAGAG